GGTGTGTCTCCTCCTTTAGTTGGTTGTGAAAAAATGATAGCCTCGCTAGAAACGAGGCTATCATTTTTATTTTTTACAAGAAAAACTTTATTACAAGCTTAGACCGTATACGATCGACCTGTGATTGTTTTGAACTCTTCTGTAGTAATCTTGTTGAATGAAACAACCTGCTTGAGTTGAGCATCATTTGCCCACCCGCGATCATAATAATACTTCCATTTTTGATAGTCAGTCATTTTACAGTCCTCCTAGAGATAGTCTTCGTTCAAGACCAGCGATGGATTGGCCGAGAACGTGATTGTCATCTTGCAATTGAATAATTTCTAAATCCTTTTTTGCCAATTGCTGTCCGAGTACCTCGTTGTCAGTCTGCAATCGCATGATTTGTAGTTCCTTATCTACCATCTGCTGACCGATGATTTCAAGTTCTGTCGGCGGAATCGGCTTGCTTTTGATTGTATCAATCTCCTGTTGTGTCAGACCTTCCACCCACTGCTCACCATTCCATTTGGGTTGGAAAAAGCCTTCAGGGATTTGTGCAGTAATGATATTGTCTCCTAAGGAAATTTGACGAGAATCATGCTGCCTTACCTGTTCAGCATCAAAAAGGACGGGCTCTAGAAAGACCCCGTCTTGACTGATTTTGTTTACTTGTATTAGCATGAGTTACCTCCCTATTGTTCTGCACGGAATGTAATTCCGTCCATTGACAACCAAGAATTACCACCCGTAGAAACAACAATATATCCGTTACTACCGACTTCAATACTAGAAAAGACGATAGTTCCGTTATAACTCGAAGCTGAGAAGTAATGACTAACATTGGGACGATACCCTGCTGGTAGTTTAAACGCTGGCACAGTCCCTCCTACAGTACCGCCCTTTATCATTCCTCTTAAATGAACGATCCCAAAGTCATCCTTGAAATAACCAGCACTTGAATAGCCAGCCCCATAATTCACCCAGCCATTCAACAATACAGGAGCAATCCATTGCCCCTGTTGCTTGCGGGCATATGTTGTCTCGACAACAGACAGCCGAGTTTCGTTGTCTGATGCTTGCTGCACGACTTCGTTTAGTACAGACTTGTCACTGGTTGCGTATTGGATCGACGCTTCCAGGGCAGTGCTAGTTAATAGGTGCTTGTCCACCGTAATATAGGTTACTTCGTATACTGCGGTTGGATCGTAGTGGGCATATGATATCGTTGCATTTGCTCCCCCATTTGCTGTTGACGATCCTAAGTAGTTTGAGTAGAGGGTCCATTGATTGTCGACCTTACCGTTTTTGTATATAAACAATATTTTGTTCGAGCGATTTTTAAGATTATTTGAAACAGAGCCAGAACTAGAACCTGTGTTTATCTGAGCATAATCCAGCTCATTTCGAACAATAGGATTTGCTCTTTCTCTAACAATCACACCCTCAGCCAGTTCCACCAAGTTCTGTCCTTCATGGAATGACAGACTGCCTTCTGCTGTAATTGGTTCTTCTACGGCTTCCGCGAGCTGATAGGTGAGCTTATAAGGGGTGAAGCCTGAAACCAGTGTTGTAGGAATTGTTTCTACATTGTAGTCAACATTCACTTGTCCATCTCCAGGCGCTAGTGTAATTTTTCTCCAACGTCTACTTCCCGTAGTATATGAGAGATTAACATTTCTTTCATCATGCATGACCCAGCCATTAAAGAATGCTTTAATTTCCGCATCTGATGGATTATAACCTTCCCCCCAGCCTGTGTCGGTGTCTTTGACTGTGAGGTATAATCCCCCACCAGTCATATACACATTATCAGGGATTTCGAATCCCCCAACAGTTATATTATCAAGTGTACTACCATCGAACTTTGTACCGTGAACCGCCCCCCTTTCTACTCCACCACCTGACAATACAGTAATATTCTTATGACCAATTTTGTCTGCCTGTAGTTTATAATCCAATGCTCCGTCCAGTATGATCTCTTTGAATCGTGCCAACTTGAATACCTGCCCATCACGCTCGAAAACGGAATCGTACACCTTTCCTTCCACGTTGGAAGCAAGCTTCGTTTGCAAGTACTGGTATTCCTCATTTTGTGGTTCAAATTGCGTGGCTACTGAGCCGATTTCAAGTTGCGGGTTGGTGAAAGTGAAAGTCCCAGTTGTATTTGTGTCGGCGGTTAAACGTGCCACGATCTCTACGATGCTGCTGTCGGGGGTGTAAGTGACGCTGTATCTCCCGGTTGAGGCTTTAAAACCGGACGTTACGTACGCTACATAGTTTCCGTATTTGTCGTATCCGTACAACTCCAATGCGATGCCAGAACCTGCAAGGTTAGATATCATGATATCAGAGCTGAAAGTGAGAGTCTGGCCTTCAGCAATCTTCACTCGGTATTGATTTAGCCGATATACTCCAGTAGCGGAAACGTCGTGTTTCAACTTATATGGTTCTATGATTGTTGTATCAGAATCAAGCGCCCACCCCAAAAATGGTGGCAACAGGTTCTTCCCATACTGCTTGATGTACGGATTTCGTAAGTGCTGAACAGAATCGACATACGGAAACTTTTCAGCGAGTTTGTCGCCTGTGTATTCAGGGTCTACGTCTATTTTGTCATATGTGCTTTTGTCTACTTCGTATGCTCTGACATTTTTGATATCAAAATTCACTTCTGCAAAAACACCATTCGCATAGCAAATACCTGCAATTATGGCTCCATTTATATCAACAGTATTGTAAAACTTATGCTTTGCTATTTGCCAATTCCCGATATTAGACATATTGATAGGAGTTGCGTCTAAACCGGTATCGCCACCTAATTTAACGACTCCAACTCCCGACGTTCTGGAATTCAGCTTAACATCGGCCATAAACAGATAATATTTCCCTGCTTTAATTAAAATCCTAGAAGTGTCTGCATTTAGAAACGATACAAAGCCTTCTGTCGTACTTGGAGTCTTCACATTTTGTGAAGCTGTATTATCCATAATTGAAGGTTCAGGTGTTATCACTGTGTTAGAATGTGACGTCCTGTAAGTTCGTGTCCCTAGTAGGTTCACCAGCGTCCGCCCCTTGATGCTCAAAACATTGACTGGCGTGGCGCGGTCAGTCGTGATGACTTGTAAGCCGTGTTTCAATGTACTACTTTGTTTGGCTGTACTGCTGAATTCATCCAGTATGGCCTGCTCAGAATTGGCAATTTTCTTCAGAAAGTCATTGAACAGTTGCGGCGTAGCCATTGTAGGGCGTGAAATGTCTTCACTGACAAGTTCTATCCGCCCTGTGATTTTCGTCTTATCACCTTGATATGACATCAGATCAACTCCTCCCAGTCATAATAGAATTCCTCGTTGGGACTGATTGTTTTCAATCCAAATGTCTGAATAGCCAGCGCTTTTCCTTGATCATCTACGATCGCAGCCTCACTAAATGCATTCCCCGGAATTTTGTCACGAATCAGTTTTACTGAGAAGCGTACAACCCCGTCAGCAGGATATGACTTCCCCTCTACCGGCAGTGTGGCTACTCGACGAAATAGGTCGGTCTGCGTTGCGGGAATTGGCTTGTCTTTGGTAACATTGGACGGATCATGTCCACCATCACCAAATGCTAAGCTGACCACTCTCGGGAACGATCCGTCACCGCCAAGTGCTTTTGCATAACTATTTCGCGCGTGAAGTGTTGTTATTTGAGCCATCTAAACCATCACCATCCTTTGTGTGCAAATACCATCTTTACGACGTATTTGTATGCGTGATTTGCTATGACCTCCTGTGGAGGTCTCCTCAATCGTAAGTGGTGCCCCTACAATGCCTTGGATTGCCCAAGAACTATCTATTGGTAGTCGTTTTATGGGGTAAAACTCATTTTCTCCCCAGTTCGTTGATACTGCTTTTCTTAATGGTCGTCTGATAACGAAATACCGTCGGTCTCGATGATAGATTTCTCTTCCGGAAAGAGACCATGTTCCATCTAGAGGTATAGTCCCGTCTATTGGAAAAACATAAGGACCTGGGAACTTCGCACGAGATAATATGCGAAGTGATAAACGTCGTCGGGGATTTAACGGTATCTGATCAAAGACAGAAAAAACAGCTCTGTTTACATGAACCGGACGGAGCTGTTCGAAGTCTTCACGTAACTGGCTGATGAGTACCTGTTGAGTATTGAGAAAACGGAACCAGATTTCTTTTTTTAAGAAGTCCTCATCAATGCTGAAAAGATTACCGGCATCTTTTCCCAACTCTCGCAATACTCGTAACGTGAATCTTGCCTTGCTCAGGTTTTTCATGCGGATTGCAGCTCTTCGCTCCTCATATGTCCCTGTCCCAATGTATCCAAAGTAAATCCAATCCCAAATATCCAGTCCCCAGGTTGCATATGGAAGCAGAAACTGTGCAGACCACTCACGAATTCCCTCACTCTGAAAGTCTATTTCTCCGCTAGCTGCCTCGAAATGTGTTTCTGCTTCTTTGTTTTCATACCAATATGTTGGCAGCTTCTCTCTATATCGAAGAGGTATCATTTACGTCACCACCAGAGAGAGACTTGCAACTGAGTTTGTCGGTTTTATAATATTAGTTGTCCCATCATTTAGTGTGTAATTCGTGAAGTCATTTACCCCATCAACAAAAAAGAACGAACCGATTTGTTGATACACAATCAAGTTACGCCCTTTTAGATAGTTTTTTATTCGATTTGAAATCAGTTCTATGGCTGCAGTGCGTTTAGTATCATCAAGCATTAGTAATTTTACAGAGACTTTGACAGCAAAAATAGGAGCCGGATGGGACTTTAAGTCGTGCCCTGCCATTCGCTTATCATCCCAAAGTAATCCAGTTACGCTATCTGCAAAGTCCTGCGTTACTGGTTGGCCTGCTAGATCAGTGAGATAAATATCAATTGAAACATCGTTTCGTTCTTTTTCAATTGCGATTGCACCACCCACACCTTCAATTTCAAGGGCCCACGACTCATAGTCTTTGCATCGACCGTTTCCTTCCTCCGTTCTTTTCTTTTCCAAAATACGTTGTCTATAGGATTCCTCGTCTTCGCCCTCTTTTATATCGACTCCTTCTTCGTAACCATGTGCAATCAGAAAGTCGCCATCTGCCCACACTACAAACGCTTGAAGAAATCCATATTCTTTGATCTGCTGTTGCTCTGAAATTTCCTCTGCCAGAGGATACCATAGGTCATAGAAGATTTCCCCTTCTTCTGTTGCAGGTGGCGCTTCCCCCTTTGCCTGCGCATAAGCAGCAGCACGATTGACAATCCGTTGATAAATCTGATCCGGTGTCTCCCTTAGCAAAGGCATTTCCGGTTTTGGCGGTCTTATCGTTGCCATGCATCCACCTCCATTCTCGTCGAACCACGCATCCCAGCAATCTCCACATGCAAAATAACTCGATTCCCCTCATAGCGGATATCGAGCACCTCTGCACGCTCAATCTCACTGTGCGCTTCCAGTGCCTCTTGCACCTGTGCTTTCATCACGGCCAAGGACAGTCGAGACCGCATTCGCCCTTTGTCTGACAAAAAATCCACACCATACCGTTCCGAGTAGATCGCATAGCGGAACCGCCGTGTATGGAGGATCTTTTTTACAGTTTCCTCCAAGTACTCCACGTACGTTTTGGTACGTAAATATCTGCCGTCTGGTCCCTGCCGCAGTTGCCTCGTCTCCCAATCAAACCGATATGTCCACGGGATCGGCAGTTCGGTTCCTTGCGCCAATATCTCTTCTGTCCCTTGCAACTGTGGAAACATTACTCCACCACCCCAAGCAAGAGGAATTGCTCGTTGTTGCAACGCAACAGAGCTACTTTTTTACCCACATCTTCTGGTTTCAATTGGGCAGAACGCAATGCCGACAGCTCATACGGCTCCAAGGGAGTCGGGTCCTCGTCCAGCTTTACGGACAAGGGCGAGAGCGACAAAAGCTTCCCGAATTCCCCTTGGGTGTTAACGATGCCGTCCTGCGCATGCCCTCGCAGTTTTGCAATAACTGAATGCATCCCTTACGTCCTCCTTTCCAATTGGAGATCCATCGTATATTGACCGCCCTGCCAACGAACTTGGCAGTTGGTGACGATCCAATCTGTGATGGTTTTATTGTCTTTTTCCATGATTTTGATGAGCCAGCCCGCGCGCAGTCCCGCTGCATTCTTATCCTCGTGCCTGACCGAAATGGAGCGTGTCCTGGGGATTTTGGACAACGCTGCAAGCTGCTTGGTTGCTAATCCAGCGACGTTTTTGTCCTCGCCTGCGTCAATGACTTTCTGCATGCGCCCTATTCGTTTGACCAGGCTATCGTTCGCTTTCGTTGAACTGCTTACTACTCGATCATCCCGGTAACGCTCGACCGTCACGACGGTGTATACATCCTCGATACTCTCACCCGTCGAACTGCTTGTGATCAAACTCGCCTTGAACATCGGGATGATGCTGTTTTTGCCTTCGGGCAGCACAGTTAGCTTGTCGCGCTGGTATTGCACGAAATAGCGGATGCCTGTCTTTTCGTACGCTTGCTCGGTTAGCGATGTAAAGAGTGACGTATAGGATTGAGATGGAATTCTCTCCTTGATCATAAAACCAAATGCCGGACAGTTAAAACTGATTCCGGCACCCTTAATGACTCGTGCAAGCTCTGTTCCTGCGTCCCCGTCCAGCTTGATTCTAGAGATTTCGTTTTTTTGCAAATACCAGCCTAGCTCGTACGCCGATGCAGATATGTCGCCTGTGCGATCGTCTCGGTCGAAACGAACGAGCGGGCCATGGAAAAGCTGCTGGGATTCTTTTAGCTCTGCCCCCGCGAAGAGCATCAAAAAACCCGCCGATTGCAGCGGCGGGCCTTCCTTGATTCTCACATCACAATTTTGAGCGATTTGTCCCCTGGCCGAGGACCAGGACAACTCGGTAACGGCCGGGGTCAGGTCATAGCGGTTCTGTTCTTTTCCGTAAATGACTTTCATTCCATTCACTCCGTTACTTAACTACTTTTAACTTTTCATTTATCTCTAATTTCTTGTACTCGGATTTTTTGCTGTCAATGCGAGGAGCCGATTGCTGCTTCTGCGTCTTCTTGGCTACCTTCCCACTCGTATTCGGACGAGCCGGCTGCTGTTTCGTAATAACCGTACCTGGGGATAGAAGCTGCGTCTGATTACTCCACGTAATGAATTCATCTTTTACAAACAGCGGCAGCTCGATCGAGCCATGAAAATCGACGTTTTTCCCATGAAATTTACCATCACATGGTCCAATTAGTACGTTCCACGCTAAGTCCAGTTCATCGATGGTCAACAGTGCCTCTGAACCCGTTAAACGATCCAGTCCGGCAAGCCACTGTCTGGGCCCTTGATAGCCCTGCACCTCGACATACGGGGCCGTACTGTCTCCGGGTAAAAAGAAGTCAAAGGAGATGGACTTTGGGCGTCTGGAGGAGATGCGATTGCCGGACAACAACGTAATCGATGTCGTGCTTTCGATGTCGTTTCCGTAGCCGCGAAACTGGATTTCAGCAGGTGTGACTGGAAACGTCAGCCTATATTTACCTTGTAGGCGGATCATGTCGTTACCCCTCCCCTCGTCTCTAGTGCATCGAGCAGTGAGCGTTCGATGATATCTTTAATCCGTTGAGCGACAGACGGGTCACTGAGCATTTTCAGCATGGTCGGGATATCCTGCAACACTCCTTGTACATGTAATGGTATCGAAATTTGCGGAATCGTAATCGCGACAGGATGGAGCTTCTCTTGCAAATTACTAACTGGCGAGTAGTTTGGAACAGGAGGTCCTGTTTGTATCGTTGGTTGAATAGTCGCAGACTCTGAAGGAGGCTTGTCCTGCCACCACGACTTGACTCCATCGTATAGGGCACCACCCGCAAACGATCCTCCCATACCTCCAATAAACCCGCCGACGATACCGCCGATTGCTGTACCAAGCCCAGGTAAGACTGAACCAATCGCTGCTCCAGCAGCCGCTCCCGCTGCAGCTCCGCCCCAGCCGCCAAGAGATTCTGCCCCCACTTTTGCCGCAGTATCCAGCTTGTTATCTGAGTCTGCGATTTCTTTGACTCCTAGTAAACTTCCCAGAAGAGGTATTCTTCTGACCCCCCCTTTGAACATGCTTTTCCAGCCACCCTTGCTGGCAGCTTTCCCTTCCTCTACTTGATTGCCGCCAATATCTGGAGCAGGTTTATTTCCGGTAGGTGTTGGAGTAGAACCCCCACTGTCTGGGCTAGGCTTATTTCCAGAAGGTGCTGCATCCGGTGTTTTACTTTTGCCTTCATTTTTACCTGCTGCTCCTTTGGAACCACCGCTATCCAGACCAGGCTTTTTACCTGTAGTGGGGATATCAGGTACACAGTTTTGATTATCGCTACCCAGCTGCTTTCCTTTGTATTGGCGGTTAATTCTATAAGAACGCTTACTTTCTCTTTTTCCGCTTCTATTCTGTTTGCCATCACATGAGCAATTTTCCCCACCGATGTCCGTGTCGTTGTTTTTCGGAATGAGCGATGATTGATCCGACTCAATCGCATCAGAGGTAGATGAGGAACCTCCCACATCTGTATCAGATGCTTTTTTCCCTTTTCTGAACCGCCCTTTCATCCGTTGCCAAAGACTTGGTTTCTCTTCGTTACCTCCAACATCGGTGTTAGACTCTTTTTTATTCCGTCTGAATCGCTCTTTCAACTGCTGCCAACGACTTGGTTTCCCCTCTTTGCCTCCCACATCGGTGTCGGCTTCCTTTTTATTCCGTCTGAATCGGTCTTTCATCCGTTGCCAGCGACTTGGTTTCGTCTCGGTTTCCGGTTTACTATTTGCGTCCTTGGGGTTGAGGGACTTCTTGTCGTCAGAAGTGGACTCGGAGCCTCCCACGTCTGTCTCTTCTTTCTGTTGTTTTTTGTCTGCTCTCGACTCTAGCCACGACGAGAAAAGCTCTTTCATTGGTAAGAATGCAGTTAAAGCCTTCAGAGCTAATCCAGAAAAAACGGTCACAGCAACCAAAGTAGTTCTTGAACCACTCGACATATCATTAAAAGTGTTAATCAAAGTTGTAGCCGCATCCGCCACCATCATGGTAAACGTTGACCAGTCACTAGCAATCTTGGTTGCCGCCTCCATTGCTGCGTTCTTCGCAGTTGCTTGTGCCTGCATGGTCTGAAGATGTGGATTTGCCTGAACTGCGGATTCATAAGCTGACTGTGCCATACCATCTTGAAATTGGTGATCACTTTTACCGACAGCAATATCCTTGGCACTATTTTTTAGGTAAACCTTGTCGGAATTAGGTGCCGCTTTGTTCTGTGGATCTTCCTTTTCTCTAGCCATGTAAAACATTGCTTTTGCCAAGGCGAAATTTTGAGCATCTTTATCCCCAGAACTTAGGGCCTGTTCGATTCTTTTTACTTCTTCGGCAGCTCTGGCCTGTGGATTATCGTAATTTTGTGATCGATAGTGAGCCTCGAGTGTTTTGGCTAATTCACCTTGACCAGCCAAATTCAACGTACTTTTTCGTAGAGCATTAAACGTTTTGTCATCGCTTAAAAGCTTGCCCATCCCCTCAACGGTAGTTGCCATTTTATCCGGGGAACCGATGAAGTTACCATTTTGGGTATTGAAATCGGCAAGGGACTCTAAGAACTTAAGATTATAGCTACTCCCACCATACCTCTCCATATGTTGAATCGCATCTGCCGTTCTACTTATATCTTTATTTTGAGTAGATCCAGTAATGGCCTCCATCATCTTCAACGTATCTTCTGGAGTTAATTTGGTTGTGAGAGCAAGCTTCGCAATTTTTTCGGCGTATAGTACACCATCTTGGGGATTACTTTGCTCGGCTTTAGCGATAATCGCCATCAGTTGGGAGGGTTTCATATAAGGATTTATCTCTGTAAGTTTCTTTGCCCGCTCCTCTAATATGTCGGCTTGCGCTTCTGTCTTTCCGGTTGCAACGTAGTTTCCACGTTCTTTTGCTATTGCCTTGGCCTCATCTGTTATCCCACTAATCGACGATCCAAGCGCTACGCCTATGACAAACGAACCCATACTTGCAAGCTCACCTTTTATAGAAAGCACCTTGCCCATAGCTTCGCCCATATCAACCTTGGGTTTCACAGTCATGTTGCCTAGCTTCTTCGTCTCCTCCCTTAATTTCTGCATGTCATTTTGCATCCTTGACATGCCCTCGGAGTACTCTTTAGCCATTTTTTGCATCTCACTGCTTGTTTCACCCATAGCCTTGGTCAGTTTTTCGGCTTCCTTGGTAATTTGTTGCATTTCTTCGCGGGCTTCTCTTAACTTCTTTTCAGCTCTTCTAGACATTCTTTCACCCCCTGTCCTCCCCTGATGTGTCTACATCCGCAAAACCCGAAAAAAGCCGGGAGACCTACCCCCCAGCCCTTTCCTCGTCCTCCGCCTCAATCATCTGACAAGCAAAAATAAACAGCTTCTGCTTGTACAAATCGACTTCGTACTCGAGTAGATCCGACGGGCGGCCTCTGCCTTTTAGAAAAGCGCGGCAAATATGCCAGGCCTCGCCGTCAGATCGGATCAGTTTTTTGCTTCTTCAATGGCTTCTTCTTCCGTCTGGGTTGCATTGACTTCACGGACAGCATTGAGCAGCTTGGTGTAGCCTTCTGGATTGTCGCGGAAAATTTTCTCGACGAGCTCGTACTTGGTGCCGACCTTGTACGCTTTCTTCAGCTCTTCCTGGTTCCAAGGGAAATCGTGCTCGGTGGCCTTCACCAATCGGGCATCGTTGTACAGGAACCAATCCGTTTTCTCTCCTTTGTCAGCCATGCGTTCGCAATCGCGCAGCTCGGACAAATTCAGTTGGCGAACCTTCCATTCGTCACCGTCGATCGTTACGGTGATTTCTTTTCGCGGAGCTTGTTCATTGGCTTTGGCCAAAAATTTCTCGAGTTTGTTTTTGTTCATATGCAAGCACTCTCCTATTCGGTGTAGGTTGGCAATTCATCCAGGTAGTCCGGCTTTTCGATGGACATCCCTTTTAGGTCGTATGTCGCGTGATCGTTGCCGTCTGCTTTTGCTTCCCACAGCGTAATCTCGTCTGGGTTCAGCACGATATTGGAGATGCGGACACGCTCGGAGTTGCCCGCTTCCTTGTCCAGCGTCTCGCCGATCAGGAATGGGAGGACTGGGGTCTTGCCTTGAGTCAATTGATCGACGCAGTAGTATTTCAGCGCAGCGTTGGTTGCGGTAATTTTCAATGTCACTTCTACATGCCAGTCGTTGACGGTCTGGATTTTTCCTTTTTGCAGACGATTCGTGTCGCCGTACTCTACCTTGAGGACCATTTTTCCTTCAAGGGTACCGAAGATCGGGTCTCCGTTTTCATCGTAAATTTGGCAGTTCTTCAGTTTAATATCGCGTGCAATAGCCAATTACAGCACCTCCCAGTCAATGTCAAAGTATTCGATGGCATCAAGCGGCTTCGCAGACAAGAGGAAACCACGGCGATCCCCGATGCCGTTCTTTTGATCCGTAAACGTCCAGCCTGTATCAATTGCGCCTTGCTGCTCGCGGACGGTCATGTACGCATTGACGGCAGAGACAAACACCGCGCCGCCCAAATCGTTGTTGCCGAGCTTGCCTTTGTATTTCTTGCCGACTTGGCTGATATCATTGACGATCTGATCCAGCGTCATGCTGACACGGATTTTTCCGTAGTCCTCGCGCTCATGCGTACCCAGTACAGCCAGCGTATTGACGGCGCTCTCGATGATGTACACATCTCCGTCGCGGGTTGCGATCAGCGTACCAGAGCCCAGCGCACTCAAAATATCGGTGTGGCCCCAGTCCTTGAGCGCTTTTTTCAACGGAACGACGACGGCTGTCAGCGATTCATGCGCAGGTGTCGCGGCGATCATACCCGCTACCCATGCGGCCCACTCCAGGCTGCCGTATACTTTCCCGTTGTTGTGTTGACCAGCAATAGCACTGTTCACGACAAAACGGGCATTTTGCGCCACAGATCGCTCGATGTGCTTCGCCATGTTCTCATCATCCGCCGCCTTGCCGCCGATCACCAGCGTGCTGAGCTTCTTATTTTGCGCACGACGGTCGCTCATGAATTGCTTCGCAGCCGCTTGTACAGCCGCATCGTCAAAAGGCAGATACATCGTGTCAAAATCAGCACCGGACACAGCCATGAACAGCTTAGTCGAGTCCGCAGAAGTGAGCGCTGCTGTACCGCTTGTCGCTCCTGTCAGCGCTGTATCTGGCACAATTGTAACGGCAGTCTCACCCAGCTTTTTCACACGCACATAATTGGATTGGCTCGTTTTCGCTGCCAGCTCATTCGCATCCGCAAACGAAAACTTCTCGGTTTGAAGCGGGCCTGTTACCTGGAGTTCCTTCTTGCCTGGCTCAGACGTTGAGGCAGTGATCGCAACCTTCAACTCGTTACCTACCAAACCTGGGTACAGAGCCTCGACTCTGATCGCATCGGCTTGCTCATACGCTGCTTTTGTGGCTGTGCCATTCGTCATGCGGTACGCGAGAATCGTCGCGCCACCTTCTGCTGCCAGCTCCACGGTATCGACCTTGCCAAATGTCTGTGCCAGTCGCTCCTCAAAGCTCCCCAGCTTGACGAGCTCATCTGGCGCGCCCCACTCTGCTTGATACGGCACCAGTACGACACCGCTCTTCGGTACTACACGTTCTTTTGCTTTTGCGATCAGTTCGACCGTTACACCCGGACGTTCACGTTGAATGGTCATGCTTACACCCCGCCTTTGTATTTGGTCAGTCGGCTCTTCACTTGTCCTTCTGCCAGTAATTGATTATCTGCTTCAGTAAAAAGAGCACCTGCTACCTCGAACCGTTCGGCTCCAAGATAGGCGGCGCTCTTGATCCACTCTTGTTTGGTTTGCACAAGCTCTGGGGCCTGTGCTTGTTGTTCTTTTCGTGCCACTATGATCGGACCCCCTCTACATCAAATTCGTTGATTTTGTCTGTGGCTGCTCTCTGCACCGCCACGTTGTAGGTGAACTGGAACGCGATTTCCGTCCGGTCCTTTTTATCCCGCCAAATACGCAAGGTGGAGCTGTCGATCTCGATGGACAATCCAGACGTCCTGCCTTGATAGCTGAACTGCCTTTGGCGAAGAAGCTCACGCAGCGGCTCTGCTGAAAGCGGCTGGTAGACACCTGCTACCTTTGGATAGTGGAGGACGATGGCTGCTTCTGAGACCACTTGATAGGAAGTGAGGCTTCTTCCTTCTTCGCGGACCCCTTGCGTCAAAAGAAACGCGATAGGCGGCTGGAATCGCTGCGCCATCCAGTCGTCCACATTCACAACAATAGCCAGCTCTGGATACGCTTCATTCACCAGTTCAATGAGAACGGCTAGCTCTCGATCCATCCAGCTCCACCTCCCATGCTTGCGGTATTCTCTTCTGTCTTCGTCACATGTCTCTTCCCCCCACTACTTCCCTTCATTTGGCAAGGCATCCACGGCAAATGCCCGCCGAGCAGGGAGCGAGTAGCCTGTGGCTTTGAACTCGCAACATCGTGTGGCGCCAATCGCCATTTTCCCTGATCGCCGGACATTAGAGTCGGCGGTGTACATAAAAAGCCACCCGACAGCTTCATCGGATGGCTCGTATCTCTCTTACTTGTTTCGCTTGACTCAAGTATAACCGATTCGGAGAAAAAACCGGGAAAATGACCCGATGTGTCAGGAAGTGTCAACCTTTGTCAGCCTCTGCCATGCTTGCGAAAATGAAAAGAAGCTGTCATCATCAGACAGCTTCTCGTCTATTGAGCCAGGCTCTGTTTTTCATTATCCAGTCTGCTGAGCCTGATCGCCATACATCGCCCATGCCATTTTCATCACGGCACTGCGCTTGATTTCGTAATACCGCTGACGGGACACGCCGATTTCTTTTGCAATCAGATTGTTCTTGTCGCCATCCAGCAAAGCTTCGACTACCAATCGCTCCTGCTCACCCGGAATCGTCTCGACCGCTTTATTGATCCGCTCGATTTTATCCTGCAAATTTTGCAGCCTCTTCCATTTCCGCTCCCGGCGTACAACCTCCGCGTGCGTCTTATCTCCCGTGGTACCCTTTCCTTTTGGCATGCCTGCATCCAATCCGTACTGTGCGACCATTCCTTCCCCCGCCTCGCGCAAAAAACGCTGGATACGCACGATCTCGATCTGCATGTAATTGTAGTCGCGGATTTCTTCCTCGGCTTTTTGTAGAAAATCTACGATGGGTGCTTGCTCACTCAACCGGACTAAGCCTTCTTTTCTAGCGGATACTGTCTCTTGCTGCCCTTTTGCCTCTTGATCCCGCATGTACTTGTCCCACTCCGGGCAAGATTCGATTTTTCCTACGTGCTTATCATGAACCTGGCAATGTGATTTCTTTCCCCAGCACGTTGCCGGACACACCTCGCATACTGCTTCCATGAAAACATCTTTGCTGATCAAGGCACTATTCCCCCTCGGTCATATATATGAAGTCCGTATGATTGCTTATCGGTTTTCGTTGACTCTTGCGTCTTTTCTTAATCTTTGAGACAAACCGATCTGTCCGATAATGACTCCGATCAATAAGACAACTGCTCCGATTAATGCTGCTTCTATCATTTCGTACGTATCTCCTTTGCATCATCATTTTCTTGTATAATGAAAGGGGGCAAAGAGGATACTCACCAGTTGTATTCTTTGCCCCAAGCCTTCAATGGGGATTCCGATCGTCAGTCGGAGTCTCCTTTTTTTGTTCCAGTTGCTCTTTCTTTTTCTCTTTGTTTGCCTTTAATTGCAGGTTGAACAAGTTATTAATCCGAATCTGCAAATCTACCTGCTTAAACGTGACGATTAAAGCAAGGAAGCACACGACAACCGCGAGAACCTGAACGTAATCAATCGTCATCAT